CGGCGTGGTACCGCCGGACGTGCGGGCAACGATGAGATGCGGGACGAAGAACCTCCCCGCGCCCGGTGCCGCGACGATCTCGACGCGGGTGTCGTGCAGGCCAAGGATGTCGGCGGACGTGAGGGTCACGGGGTCGGACACCCGCCACCCCATCGCCTCGAGCACGTCCAGTCGCGCGGCCAGGGCGATGAGGGCGTCGATGATCCCGCGGGTGTGGTCCTCGTGGTCGTTGTCGCCCGTCGCGGGGACGGCAGCACGCAGGGCGGTCAGGTCGGCGTAGGTGGGCATCAGGGGGTTCCTCTAGCGGGCGCGGATCAGGGCCGCGCGCGGGACGATGGCGACGATGAGCGGAGCACGGCCCTGCGACGTCCCGCCGTCCACCACGACGGTGGGCGGGAAGTACCGGGCCGCGAACATCCGGCCGGCGAACATGCGACGCGGGAACACGGCTCAGTCGCCGTCGAGGGTGACCGCGGTCCGATCGCCGTCGGAGGTCACGGTGGCAGTGATGCGGTCGGTGGTCCCGTCCACGCCCTTGATGACGATGGTGGTCGTGGCGGCCCCGGAGAGCTCCCCGGCCAGCGCGGCGGCCATGATCCGCAGCAGCTCCGCCGCGGTGTACGACCCCTCGATGACCTCGGTCCAGGGGTTCGACCCCGACCCGGCATCGTTGAGCTTCTCGCCCATGCTGCCGGTGGCGTTGTACGACGCGGCCACGGCGTTCCAGACGGAGGCCGCCAGGTTCTCCGGCGAGAGCTCGGTCAGCGACGTGATGGCCGCTTCCATGAGCGCCTTGCCCTTGAGGTTCCCGGTGACCGACCCGGAGCCGCTCAGCGACCCCACCATGTACGCCAGGGCGCCCAGCCCGGCCGAGACGCTGCCCGTGCCGCCGAGGGCCGCCGCGAGCCTCGTGGTGCCGACCAGCGCGCCCGCGACCGACCCGGAGCCGGTGAGCGCCCCCACGAGGCCCACGACCGACGACAGGCCCGCCGTGACCGAGCCGGAGCCGGTCAGCGCGCCCGCGATGTTGATGCCCTGCGCGATGGATCCCGACAGGCTGCCGGACCCGAGGAGGGTGCCGACCGCGGCCATGCCGCCGTCCTTGGGCGCCGGCCACCAGGCGGAGCCGCCAGGGCCCTCGACGCCGTAGCCGTTGGGCCAGCTCGCGCGATCCCAGCCGGTCGCCGGCGGCGTGTCCCACTGCTGGGCGCGACCCATCGCCGTGGCCTTGAAGCGCGCCAGCGGGTTGGTGAACGAGGTCGCCGCGAGGGTGCCGGTGTTCCGGTTGAGGACGGAGTAGTTGCCCAGCAGCACGTCAGCCCCAGACGAGGTTCAGGTACCCGGAGAACGCGGACGATGCGGGGGTCGCCACGCCCGAGCCCCACAGCCAGTAGAGCGCGGCGCCGTCGTAGACGCGGGGCATCGACGGGAGACCGAACAGGAAGTTCTGCTCGGACGCGAGGCCGAGGGTGGACAGCGGGAACTGGGCCAGCTCGCGGATGAGCGCCACGCTGTACTCGCCCGACACGTAGGACGTCGAGTTCTGGATGGTGTTGACCTCGGCGATGCCGGCATCGGCTCCCTGGAGGGGGACCGTGTAGTTGTACTTGCCGGTGCCGGTGGCGCCCGTGTAGAGGATGTGGCTGTTGGACGCGGCGGTCTTGCCGATCGGCAGCACGGTGGGGGTGGCGCGGCTGGTGGCCTGCGCGCTGCTGGTGTAGCCGAGCGACAGGTTGGGCGTGGCCGCGCCGAGCGCCGTGGCGTTGCTGTTGAAGAAGATGGCGTTGACGCCCGCGCCGTTGGTGTAGCGCGGCAGCAGCCAGGTCACGGTGTGCGTGCCCGTGCCGGCGTCCGTGATGTTGATCGCCGTGCCCGCGATCGCGTTCGCGTAGGACGTCGCCAGCTTGAACGTCGTGTCCGAGACCCGGATCACGTAGTAGTCGGTGGCGGTGGCCAGGCCGCCGGGCAGCGTCGTGGTCGTGGTGAGCCGGACGCGGGTGCCGGTGAGGATGTTCGACGGGATGCTGGCCGTGCTGGTCCAGGTGCAGACGTCGGAGCTCGCATCGGCGGTGAAGGTGTCCGACTGGCCGAGGGTGTTCGTGGTCGCCTGCGCGGTGGTCGTGGTGACCGCCGTGACGCGGTAGAAGCCGACGACGTCCACCAGCGCCAGGGTGCCGGGCACGACGGTGGCGGCCGCGCTGACGGCGGACCCGGACAGCAGGTAGCGGTAGGCGGTCGGCTGCACGTCGCCGCCCAGCGGCAGGCACCCGGCGCTCGCCGTGGACGTCTTCACCGCCTGGAAGGCCAGCGCGGAGCCGGTGTTGAACAGCGCGTCGGCGCCGGGGTTCCCCGCGCCGCGGAACAGCGTGTGCCACTCGTTGGCCACGGCCGCGGCGGTCGGGTTGAAGTTCTTGCCCCAGTTGATCCGCTGGGCCTGGCCGGCCGCGAGAGCGGCGACGATCTGGTCGTTGGACGTGAAGCCGGGCACGGTCGCCTCCTAGTTCCAGATGGTGCGGATGGCGCCGCGGACCGCGAGGCCGGAGAGGGAGCCGCCGGGCAGGACGATCGCGCTCAGGCAGGCGTCGTCCTCGACCACGGGGAGCTCGGTGGCGAGGAGGAAGAGGTCCTTCTCGTAGGGAGCGTCGATGCCGCGGACCATGAGGGTGGCCAGCGGCCGCACCAGCACGATCGCGAAGAAGCCGGTATCCGCGCCGTTCATCGTCACCGACTGGACGGAGCGCACGCCGGTGTCGCCGAGCTGGAGGCCGATGAAGGGATCGGCGCCGCCCTGGGTCGCGGTGGCGCTCGTGGTGATGCTGCCGGGCGCCGCGGCGGCGTTCTGCGTCACGGTCTGCGACGTCCGGCCGGCGACGCCGTCCTGGTTGGTGTAGCTGACGGTGAACGACTGGCCGCCGGTCCGGGACGAGATCGTGACCGCCATCATCTGGACGCCGGCGCCGGTCGTCGCCCGCGGCAGCGCCAGGGTGTTGTCCATCACCTGGGGGTCGGTAGTGCCGTCCTCGATGCTCGGGTAGTAGAGCAGGTAGTCCATGACGTGGATCGTCATGGGCAGCGGCGTGGCGGACGCGCAGCCGGCGCGGACCTCGCGCAGGTGCTTGGTGTACCCCGCGGCCGACACGGCGGATCCGTGGAAGAACCCGCCGTCGGTGGACTGCCGGATCTGCTGCGCGGTGAGGGGCGCCGCGTCGAACCACTGCTTGGCCCGCGGGTTGCCGCTGGCGCCGGTCAGGTCGTACCAGACGCCGGCGGTCGTCACCTGGTTCACGTTCTTGACCCACTCGGAGAAGCGCTCCCGCCCCTGCTGGTGGGCGTCGACCAGGTCGCGGGTGTTCCGGATGGTCATGCCGACAGCGAGGACGACCCATCGAGCCCCGCGTCCATGACGGCCACGATCGGGCAGTCACAGGAGCAGGTCCGGACGATGAGGGTCCGCTCGCCCTCGGTGGCCACGGCCGCGGACGCGCCGCAGTCGCGGCACTGGTACCCGGTGTCCGCCATGTCAGGCCTCGGTGACCGTCAGGGCGCCGATGGCGAACTGCGGCTGGATGCCCGAGGACACCGAGCGCGAGGCCGTCAGGGCGCCGGACCAGAGGATGTCGCTCGTGCCGCTCGACGCCGTGGTGATGGAGACGTGGGTGATCGTCTCGGAGCCGCTGGTGCACTCCGGGAACTGGATGAGCGCGGCGTTCGAGACCGTGTCGCCCGAGACGGTCCAGCCCGCCCCGGATCGCGCGACGGCCTGCCGGGCGTAGGAGCCGTAGGCGCACTCGCTGGTGCTCGCGTTGCCCGCCTCGCCCGGATCGGCGGTGTGCAGGGCGACGTAGAGGCTGCCCGCGCTGGCGCTGTTCTGGAGGCCGCCAGCGTCGCCGATGTTGGCCCAGTCGGTGTTGTTGAAGACCAGCGTCAGGAACGCGGTCTCCGCGGCGTTGCTCTTGGACACGGGGTCGGTCTCCTGGTGCGGGCACCCGGCGCCCGCCCGTGGTGGGGGCACGGGCGGGCGCGTGGGGTCAGTGGGGCTTCGGCCAGGCCGACAGCCGCGTCACCGAGCTGCCCGGGGGCAGGTCCGGCGTCGGAACCGCGGGGTCACCCGGCTCGACGGCCGGGTCGGGCGGCGCCGCATCCGGCGTCGGGGCCGCGGGGTCACCCGGCTCGACGGCCGGGTCGGGCTTCTTGGCCATCAGCTGCTCCCTCCCGGGGCTCAGGCGCGGCCGATCTGGATCGCCTTGATCCAGTCCACCGCGCAGGTCATGCCGCCGGTCGTGCCGGCGAGGAACTGGATCGACGGCGTCAGCAGCTCGTCGTCCGGGATGTTCGCGGTGTGGGTGGCCACCAGCACACCGTCGATGAACGCGTAGACCGAGCCGGCGGCGAACGTCCACTCGAGCTGCACGTAGGTGTTCGCCGCGAAGGTCGCCAGGCTGTCGCTCTGGGTCTCGGTGCTGTTCTTCTCCGTGGTGAAGCTGATGCCGGTGCCGCCGTCGAGCTTCTCGAAGTAGATGCCGTCGGTCATGCCGCCGAGCAGGTCGGTGTCGGTGATGCACAGGCCGACGATGAAGTCGGACTGCGTCGCCTCCGACGCCTTGATCCGGCAGCCGAAGTGCAGCAGCGAGGTGGCCGACGCGGGGATGAACGATTCGCCGGTCGTCACCTGCAGGTTCGCGCCGTCGTTGTCCGCGGCGTCGGCGGTGATGAGGATCGCGCCGCCCTGGGTGTCGGGGCGGGTCACCGTGGTCTCGCCGGCGCCGGCCTCGACCAGCGTGGTCGACCAGCCCGCGATCGCGTCGGACGCCACCGCGACGTGGGTGAAGTCCTCGAAGAAGCGGATGACGTCGGGGCCGTCGGCGTCGTGGATCCGCATCCGGTTCGAGCCAACGTAGTAGACGAGGTTGTTGCCGATGTGGCGGACGTGCTGGGTCATGGCTGGGGTCGCTCCTTGTCAGGGGGACGGGAGCGCCGGGCCCGCGCGAGGCGGGCCCGGCGACCGGGTCAGCGAGGGATCGGGGATCAGGACGGGCGGACGTAGACCTTCGAGCCGGTCACGGCCGCGCCGTTCTTCTCCGCCGTCTTGTTGCGGCTGTTGTACCGGAGGAGGAAGCCGGTCACGTTGTCCGTGCCGGTGTTGCCGCCCTCGGCCACGTACAGCCGCACGTGGGTGAAGCCGCCGGCCACGTCGAGGTCCTCGGCGCGCGCCTCGAGGATCACGAAGTCCCCGTCCGCGTCGACGGGGTTGGCCGTGTCGTAGTTGCCACCGGACGCGTCGGTGGTCAGGTCCTTGGCCCCGGTGCCGGAGCTGTCGGTCGCCTGCTCGAGGCGGCACTCGTCGAGGTCGTCCGAGGCGTTCCACGTGCCGATCTCGACGTAGGCGAAGATCGCCTCGAAGTCGGCCATGGACACCCAGCCCGTCGAGGCGTTGGTGCCGCCGATGTCCGCGGTCTCCAGGAGGGAGACCGCGGCGTCGCTGGAGAGGAGCATGCCGTTCATGTCGGTGGGGTTCTCCTTCCCGGCGGATCAGGCGCGGGTGGCGAGGGCCACGAACGGCGACTGGGTGTTCGACCCGTTCGCCGGCGTGATCGCGCTCTCGGGGATGGGCTGGCCGTTGTTCCGGACGATCCAGCGGAAGACCTGCTGGGCGGTCAGGAACTCGACGTGGATGGACGACGCCATCTGGGGGCCGCCCTTCTCGATGATCAGGTACTGGCTCAGGTCGGACAGCACGATGTCACCGACGGTGCCCAGCGTCGCCGCCTGCTCGATCGGCACGATGGGCCGGCCGAGGATGGAGCCGTTGGGGGTGTCCGGCAGGCGGCCGGGCTCGAGGTAGAGCGGCACGCCGCCGAGGCCGATGGTCTGCGCCAGGCCGAGGATGGCCGGCCACACGTCCTGGTTGATGAACCAGGCCGAGCTGCCGAGGTTGGCCGCCGGCACCCGGGCGAACATCTTGAAGATGTTCTCGGGGTACAGGCTCGCGGCCTCCTGGCCGCTCTCCTTGGCCACGGTGACGAGCGCGCCGGCGTTGAGGATGCCGAGCATCTCGCCCGCGCCGGAGCCGTTGTAGATCTCGTCGTCGATCTGCCAGCCGAACTCCTCCTGGAACGCCGTCGAGGCGATCGCGGTGAGCGCGGTGGTGTCCTGCAGCAGCTCGTCGGTCGCGTAGAAGAGACCCATGAGCTTGTACAGGCTGAGGTCGATCTGGCGGAACTTCGGCCGGGCCGCCGTGGTCGGGTCGGCCTCGCCCTCGCGGTAGACGCGGACCGCACCGAAGCGGCTGCCGGTGGCCCGGCTCGTCTCCTTGATGAGGTTGGCCTTCAGGCCGTTGGCGTTGGGGCCGATCGGCACGCGGCGAGCGCGGCTCGACAGGACGCCCGTGTCGTGCGTGAGCGAGAGCAGCGCGTCCGTCTGGTCCTGCTGGACGAGGAACCCGCCGTCCGCCGGGACGGACTCGTTGGCACCGCCCGCGGCCGCCTGCGTGCGCGCCCAGTCCTGGATCGCGTCGAGGCGGGTGTCCCGCTGGCCGGTGATCGTCGCGGTCGCGACGGCGCGCATCTGCTCGCCGAGGGACCGGAACGGCGTCGGGGGCTTGTTGTCCTGGGCCGGACCGATCGGGTCCAGGATGCTGGTCGCGGGAGCGGTGGCGAGGAGCCGGTCCGCCTGCGCCTGCATCGCCAGGTCCTTGTCGATCTGGTCGAGCTCGGCGAGGATCGCGGACTGGCGATCGCGCTGCTCCTGGGAGTACCCACCGGAACTCGTCGCGAGGGTGACGATGGCCTTGCCCTCGGCCTTCAGCGCCTCGCGCTTGGCCTCGAACGCCTGCGCCAGGCCGACGACGGCCGGGGCGAACGCGTAGCCGCCGCCCATGGCGGCACCGACGGCGCGGGCGCTGGGCGTGAAGCCCAGGGCCAGAAGGGCGAGCAGCGGACCGGCGACGGAGCCGGCGTACTGCTCGTGGGGGATGTCCTGCATCGGGAGGATCTCCTGCGTGCGGGTGCTGGATGGACACGCGCTCCGGTGCTGGCCGTCGGGCTTCGCTGGGCAGCGCAGATGGCCCCGCGGGCATCGGCCCCGGGGCTGCGTCTGGATGGATGGCCGGGCGCTACCCGGCGCGGATCAGCGGAGGGCCAGCAGGGCCCGGTCGCGCTCGAGCTCGAACAGCGCGTCGGGGACGACCTCGTCGGCCAGCCCCGCAGCGGCCGCGGCCAGCTGCTCGGTGCCGCCGACGACCGGCTCGGTGCCGAGCATCTCGACGTCGACGTCCAACGCGGCGGCGATCGCCTCGGGGACGAGGGAGCCCGCGACCGGCGCGGCGTCCTCGGCGGACGTGCCGCCCTTCGTGCGCGGCGTCACCCGGCCCGCGACCATGCGGCGGATGGTGTCGTCCATCGTCTCGACGCGATCCACGAGACCGCGCTGGAGCGCCGCCTGGGCGAGGAACCCACGGCCCCGGTCCTCCATGCGCCGGACGCGCGACTCGGGCCAGCCGAGGCCCTTCGAGACCGCCTTGACGAACATGTCGTCGTAGCCGTCCACGACGGACTGGAGATGGGCCCGCGCATCGTCACCGAGCGGCTCGTGGGCGTTGCCCTCGTACTTCGAGGACGGGGAGCGGAGCACGGTCACCGTGTCGCCCTCGGCATCGGCCCGACGCGATTCCTCGCGGTGCACCATCACGGTGCCGATGGAGCCGACCATCGCCGACGGGGACGCCACGATCTCGTCCGCCTGGGCGCCGAGGTAGTAGGCGGCGGAGGCCATGAGGGTGTTCGCGATGGCCACGATCGGCTTCTCGCCGCCCCGCGCCGCGCGGATCTCCGTGGCGAGCTCCTCGATGCCGTCGACCTGGCCGCCCGGGCTGTCGAACTCGAACAGGATGGAGCCGACCGCGTCGTCGGCGAGAGCCTCCCGGAACGCTGCCTTGACGTCCGAGACGCTCGTGGCGCCCGACATGGCGGCGAACAGCGAGGCGCGGGGCACGAGGGTCCCGTAGACCGGGATGACGGCCACCGCGCCGCTCGAGCGCCGGCCGGGGCGGGGACCCTGGCGGGCCGCGGCCGCCTCGATGTTCGCGGCGATCATGTCCTGGGACATGCGGTCGCCCGACAGGCGGAGCGCCATCAGCTCGGCGATCGTCTCCATCTGCTCCGGCAGGACATACCAGGGGGTGCCGAACACGGCCCGGGCGACGTGGGGGTACTTCATGCGGCGGCCACCTCCCGCGGGCCTTCGTTGAGAGCGAGCTCGACCAGCTGCCGGGTCTCGGCACCGTTCCAGCGCGCGGCGACCGCCGGGCCGTCCGCGAGCACCGCGGCCAGGTGGCCGGCGGCGTAGTCGTCCGCGACATGGCGCGGCAGCTTCATCGCCTCGGCGACGAACGCGCCGTGCCCGGAGTAGAACGCCCGGGCCCCGGCCTCCCACGCGCGGGGATCCATGCCCACCCGCTCGGCGATACGGGCGAGGGCGGACGTCTCGCGCCGGAGGACGCGGCCCGCGTTGTCCATCGCGAAGGCGTGGAGCAGGCGCGCGCCCGGCTGCTCGAGCGCGGCGGTCGGGATCGGCGCCGCGACCCGCTCGGCCCGGTAGCCGTCGCCGTGCGGATTGAGGTTCTCCAGGCGCCGGACCTCGTCGACGCGCATGATCGGCTGGCCGGTGATGGGGTCGATCGTCTGGAGCGCGATCTGGTAGACCTCGTACCGCTCCTTCGTCGTGCCGCGGAGCAGCGACGCCGTGAGGAACTCGACGAACTGGCTCTCCTTGCGCACGATGAGATCGCGCTGCATCGCCTGCTCCCAGCCGGCCAGCCAGGGCCCGAGGCAGTAGACGACGAAGTCCACGCCCTGGGTGTTGACGCTGGCGTAGCTGACGGTGCCGCTCTCGAGCAGGCCGATCATGTACGGTGGGATGCGCCACCACCGCGCGAGGTCCCCGACCAGCCCGGTCAGGAGCGCGGACAGCTCGGCCTCCTGGTTCGTCATCCCCATCGGGGTCGGCTTCAGCCGCTGGTCCAGGATGAGGATGCCGCCGGCGTTCTCGGGCCCGCCCGCCTCCGCGCGGATCTCGTCGCGCAGCTTGTCCTTCGCCTGCTGCGTCCAGACCTCCTCGGGCGAGGTGGAGATCAGCATCGACGCGCGGACGCCCCGCCCGAACAGCCGCGTGCTGTACCGCTGGAGCATCAGCGCCTGGGACAGCGTCTGGCCAGCGTGGCGCAAGACCGGGCGGCCCGGGATGCGCAGCATGTTGGCCGGCAGGATGGGCCGCCACGTGCTGGTCTCGGGGTCGAGGTACCCGTAGCGCCGACCCTGGTCGGTGCGCTCCACGCGGACCCGCATCGGGTGCCGGGGCCAGATGTTCACCGGCTCCGAGCCACGCCACTCGATCTCCGCGTAGGCGTGCGGGTAGAGGCTCGCGGCCTGCTGCATCTCGCGCTTGAACTCGATGGCCGTCTGGTCGTCGTTGGGCTGCTCGCGCAGCCGGTACGCCAGCTGGCTCGAGACGCGCTGGCGCTCGTCGCCGTTCGCCCCGGTCCGCTCGTACAGCAGCGCCGGCGTCTGCCCGACGGCGTCCATGAGGATGTTCACGCAGTCGAAGACCACCGGGTTGGACAGCGCGAGGTCCTCGGTGACCGAGACCCCGCCCGTGCCGTAGGCGCCGCCGCCCGTGGTCCAGTGGCCGTCATCGGAGACGGACGGCGGCGACCAGGCGTCGGCCGCCATGCGCAGATCGCGAAGGCCCATGGTCAGTCACCCCGCCGGATGCGGATGCGATCGAGGCGGGCGCCGATGAACCAGAGCGCGCCGAAGGTGGCCACGCCGGCGCCTGGGTCGCCGGACACGAGCCCGATGCCGATACCGGCAACGCCGGCGGCGATCACGTCATCCATCGCCTCGACGAGGGCCAGGATCCTGTGGAGCATGTGGCCCTCCTAGATACGCGAGACGAGCACGTCATCGGCGTCGATGACCCGCGGCGCCGCCTGCTGCAGCGCGCCGCCGGCGATCGCGTCGTTCCTGGCCTCCCACGCGAGGATCGAGGCCATCGCGGCGTCGATCTTCCGGGGCGAATCAGGCGTCTCCTTCTGGATCTTCCAGAGCGCGGCGCCCTTGTCGTCGCGCTCGTTGAGCGTCAGCCGGGTGGCGTTTCCGATGTGCTCGGTCAGCTGGGCGTGACCGGGGTGCGAGATCGTCCGATCCGCGATCGCCTGGGCGAACGACCGGGTGGCCTGGCCCATCGGTCGGTTCCGGTACGTCTCCCACCGGAGCACGACCTTCTCGCCGAAGCGGCCCTGCCACGCGGCGATCTCCTCCTTCCAGTACGGCGGGTCGGCGTACATCCGGACCACGCGATACCGGTCGAAGGCGGAGTGGACGGCGGCGCTCACCTTCGCGCCATCGACCTCGGGCGGACCGTTGACCACGATCTGCGCATCCGGCAGCCAGATGCCGAGGGGCCACAGGAACCCGGTGGACAGCTCGATCGCGCAGAGCGCCGTCCAGTCGCCCGTCTTCGAGCCGTCGAAGCCGAGGGCGATCTGCGCCCCGTCGGGCACCACGTGGCGCGGCTTGGACAGCGCGGCCCAGGCGTCGACGTCGAACGCCGTGCCGCCGCCGGTCAGGAGCTGGTTGCCGAAGAAGCGGCCGGCCTGCGGGGCGTCGTGCGCCGCCAGCCCCGACGCCTCGGCGTCGATCGCGTCGAGGTCGACGTGGCCGCCGTTCTCGCGGCGGACGTCGGCCGGGTAGACCGACCGGAGGATCCGGCGCCGCTCGTCCTTCTTCTCGATCGACAGGCCCGACGGCGGGCGGTCGAACTGGATGTAGACGTCCTTCTCCTGGAGCGCGAAGGCGCGCTGGGCGACCGTGCGCCGCGCGGGGTCCCACGCGTTCGTCGTGCCCGACCCGCGGCCGCCCATGCCGGCCAGGCCGCGGTGGATGGTGTCGAAGACGTCGATCATCCCCGACGGCTTGTCCATGATGCCGAGCTCGCCGCCGGAGGCGTGCGTGACGCGGTTGCCCAGCCGGGACCGGGCCTCCGAGGTCACCGTGTCGATCCGCCCACCGTTGGGCAGCCGGATGAACTCCTCGCCCGTCTTGGGGATGAGGTCGGTGAGCGGGCCCTGGTCGATCATCGGCCGGAGGGCGTCGTAGGTGTTGTCCGTCGCGGTCTGCGAGAACGCGAAGACCTGGATGTAGGCGGTGGGCCAGAGCATGCCGCGCGGCTCGCCCGGCTCGTAGGGGTACTCCCAGCCGCAGCCGCAGCCGTGCTCCGCGCAGACGTAGCCCTCGTCCTCGCCCGCCCAGCCCCCGAAGAGCGCCGGGCCGACCGCCTCGAGGCTGATCTGCGCGGCCATCATCGGGTCCTTGCCGAGCTTCTGCGGCCCGACCATCATGGCCCGCCGGTGGACGAACGCCGGCGCGAGCACCGGGTTCTCCGGCTCCCAGCGGGCGTCGCCCTTCACCAGGTAGAAGTTGCCGAGGTACCGGACCTGCCAGTCGTAGGGCCGGAACGGCCGTCCCTGGCGGAAGCCGTCAGGGACGACGCAGTGGCGCTCGATCCAGTCGAGCGCCACGCCCAGCACGCGCGGCTTCGGGCGGTCAGCCTCCGCCTTCGATCGTCTCGAAGCGCCGGCGCGCGGACGATCGGTCAGGCTCGTCGTCATCGCTCCTCGTCGTCATGGGGACCGGGGCGAGGCCCGGGCCTTCCGGGATCCGCCAGCGCATCCGCGCGAGGCCCGGCTGGGACAGCCCGAGGACCTCCTGCTGCTGCTTGACCAGGGTGCGCAGGTTCGCGGTGGCCCCGGGCTGGGATGCCTCGATGAACGTCCGGACGTAGAGGGCCACCTCGTCCGCCTGGCCGGCCCGCTCCCACATCACCGCCTGCGGCCGGCGCCACTCGCGCGCCCACATCGCACGCTCGCGCGCCTTGACGGGGCCCGGCAGCGGCCAGGCGGGCGGATCGCCCTCCCGCTCGAACGGCAGCGTGGTCCAGCCGGCGTCGGTCTTGCGTTCGCGGCGCAGCGCGTTCGGATCGGGGGGCGGGCCGCTGTGGGCCCGAGCTCCACCTGGCATGGTTCAGGCCCTCGGTGGGGGGTTGGAACCCGACTGACCGGCGTGACCTC